GACAGAGCAGGGACATGTTCAAAACCAGCTACTTTGTCATATCAAAATCAGCTGACGCAACCAAATGGTGTCAATGCCATCATGTGAGTCATTTTGCAGCAATGTTTGAAGTGATTCTTCCAGAAGAGTTAAAACCATTCACTATTGCTGCCTTATCTTTATGGCCAAGGAAAAGACTGAGTTTCCCCCTACAACAGAATGCCACATTATTAATAAAGCAGCACACACCTAGTGACAACAAAGTGTTCAAGAGATTCAGAGAAGAGTTTTTCTCGGGAACAGGAATGTTTAAGGTTGCATGCTCCAATAAAATTGAGATAATCTCAGGCATGTTTCAAGGTATTCTTCATACAACTAGTTCATTATATCACACTATGATACAAGAGGTGTGCAAAGTTCTAGTGTCCAATATAGCTGAGTCAGTTGGTATAAAGAAGCACCTGATTTCAATAGTTCAAGGTAGTGATGACTCTGGAATGATGTTAACTCTTCCTGGACCAATATCAACAGATAAGATAATGACAGGAAGGAGATTGCTAGATTTCAAAGAACGAGTTGGGATGCACATGTCTGTATATACAAGTGTCGACAAGTCGTCCATTGGTACAGTGGATCTTGTTGAGTACAACTCTGAATGGTTTGTTAGACACAAAATAGTCAAGCCTACTTTCCGGTGGGTCAGTGCAGCATTTGCTGTCAATGTGACAGAGAGGTTCATTGACCGGATAAGGAACTTCAATCAAATATTGACGGACTGCTTAACTGGAGGTGCATCAACCCTCGAATGTGCAGTCATTCAGTTATTTCAGTGTTTATTTCATTACATGTTGCTAGGAATTGGTGTCCAACACACATCTCAGTTTGTAGCTCAGAAGCTAAAAGAAGTTCCTGAACCTGTTCTGGGGTTCTTTCCACTAGAATATGATGTATCTTGTGGGATAACTGGAGTGGAATTCATGCTGTACAATTTGTTCATGGCCTCATCATATGGCTCATACCTAAAGAATAGATTCAGTTCTGATGTTGAATTGTCCTATACTCCAGACGAATTGCCTGAGAACACTAAAAGCCAAGACCTCCGGTCTATCAAGTTACCCTTTGGGAATCTGAGCATCTATGAGAAACTAGTAAAGAAGATATCCTTAGGAGATTATGAGTCTGCTATTCAGGAGATTGAAGATGATCCTCTAAAGATATGGGGAAGACACACCACATGGGACGAGGAGAGGCCCTCTTTGTTGTTGAAAGTATTCTCGCCAGGTGTGAAAGAAAGTCTATCCAATGTGTCCCCCAGTATTAGAATGATAGCTGCATCTTCTTATTTACATACATTCCCCTGTTTATCCAAGTGGACAGATGGAACTGTCACCAAGCATAGTCTGATCAATCTTTTGGTCAACTGGGCTCCAGGATCAAAGCCCAGAGAAGAAGAGATATTTCCTCTTTTCGAGGAGTTCAAAAAACTGAGGAGAACTATTATGACAATCTCCAGAACTTTGGTTACAGTTCCCATGAGCTTGAGGAAAACTAGCAAAATATCCATAACAGTATTTGAGCCACCTTCTGATCAGCTACCCATACTCGACATGTGTAAGCGTCAGTGGTTCAACATTGGAAAGGTTCCCATGAGCAGATCGCAGATGAATTCTCATTGGTTATCTCTCACAAAGAGATACCCTTTCATCAGTCCAACTGCAGGCATCCAAGGCATGAGAGAAACATGCAAGAACTTGAACTGCACAACGCTGGAGCTGAAGAATTTCTTGGAAGGAATGAATCTCAGAGCAAGAGAGTTGAAACTTCAAGACACCGAGGCAAAAGGGAAAGATATAGGACATCTGTTGACTAGGATTTACTGGCCTAACACACAAATACGATATCAGCGAGACAACACTGATGAGGAGGGACGGAAATTGAGGTCACATCTATTGAGTATTTCCACATATTGGCAGGTTCAGAGTCACTTGTCTCTGATGTGCAGAGAGATAATGATGAAATCAAAAATCTTAGAGAAATCCATGTCCTCTCTACCCAACTCCCTCAAAAGAATCAAGATAATGAGAGACTTCCTAGTAACTGGTGACAAAGACCTCTGCCTCAGAAGAATAGAGTTTCTAAAAATAGGAGTTGTGGGGTTTTTTTCTAAAAGGCAGGGTGGTTATGGAGAAGCAAGAACTGGCTTGGGAATCTGGAGAGGCAAAGTCTGTGGATCAGACTGTGAAATAATATTAGAAGGGAAGTTGTGTAAATCAATCAGAGTTAAGTTCATTACAGACTCTAGATCCTTTGGTATCAACCTCTCTAACCTCCTTAGGGAATTTGGATCAAGGAATGAGTCATCACACTCCTCAGATTTATACTTGTCACCATCTGGCAGGATGTCAACAAATGATAAAACTCAATCAAATTTTAGGATTAATCTAGAT